AATAGTGCTGGCATTAAGTGCCTGATATACCTACTGAATTCTTTACGTGCATCGAGCAGATAACAGTTCGAATCCTCTCGGGCGCGCCACAATTCGATAGTTAATATCATAGGCTGCATCTGTTTTCATAACAGGTGTGGCCTTACTTTGGCTAGTGTTTACCAGTACTGAAACTAATTCAGTTCAATATAGGGGGGACATAAGCTAGGACAAATGGGGCCAAATGATGGCTCAGAGCAAAGGTTGCACTATGGCCGAGAGGCCAGCGCGAGGTACTTGCGTGGGTGTATAGATTCAGCATTGAAAGTAAATTTAATGGAGTAGACAAATGTCTAACAGTGTAATTACAGGTGATTTATTGATGGATGCACAGCTTCTTATTGAGAAGCGAATGAGGGATGCTGGTGTTGAAAGAAGTGCCAACCAGTTGGGCAAGCAGCAGGCTCAAAGAGGGGAGTCGGGGACTCAATATGGACAGGCCATGTTGACGCATGGACTAGCCAAGTTTGCTGCAGGTATCAGTGAGGAAATGGAAGCACCAGTGGGTCGAGGTGGGCGCGCTGGTTCAGCTAGAAAATTACTTGCTGGTGGTGATGCTAATGTAATTGCGTTTGTGTTTATGAAGTTCATCATCAACGGAATCTCAATTAAATATGGGACCCTTCAAAGCATCGTAAAGAAAGCTGCTGAACAGGTGGAAGATGAGTTTAGATTGGCTGACCTGCGTAAGCAAGATGCCAAACTTTGGAAGCGTCTTGTCGATGCCTCTACTAGAAAAGAGGGACACTGGAAACGTACAGTAATCATCAACGCAATGAATGATGAGACTGCCAAGGGAACCATTAACAATTGGGAAGCGTGGACTCAGGCTCAACTCATGTCTCTTGGTTCTAAGTTGCTCACCATCCTGATTGATACTGTCGGGCTAGTGCAAATCACAACAGAGTCTAAAGGGAAAAACAACACAGTCAAAAGGCTGGTTGCTACACCTGAGACATTGGCATGGATTGATGAGAGAAGTTCTCGCATTGGACTGACTGCGCCTCAGTACAAACCTCTGGTTATTCAGCCTAGGGATTGGACTTATGACAACCTTAATGGTGGCATCTACTACTCACACTTTTGTAGACCTGTCAGGTTTGTTAAGACCAACAACAACAACTACATGGATGAACTTAAGGCTGCTGAGATTGATGTCATTCTTCATGGTGTCAATGCTATGCAGAAAACAGCTTGGTCTGTTAACACAGACATACTGAACCTCATCAATGAGATGTTTGAACTGGGGGTGGAGTGGTGTCCGAGCATACCACCTAGATGGAATGAGCCTGAACTAAACTCAGATGATTTCCAACTAGAAACCAAGCAGCAGTGGGCCGCATTCTATAAAGAAAAGAATCGCATCGAAGCTAGCAATCGTGAGTCCGCAGCCAAGCGCATATCATTCAACAGCACTATGGAAGCAGCAGAAGAATTCTCTGAATACGATGAGTTCTTCTTTGGATACAACCTCGACTTCAGGGGGCGTATCTATGCTGTCTCAGCTTACAATGGGATGGGACCCGATGAAATGAAAGCCACCTTAAAGTTTGCTAATGGCAAGCCATTGGGTGAGTCAGGTTGGAAGTGGCTAGCCATTCACCTCGCCAACTGCGGTGACTTTGATAAGGTGTCTAAGGATACACTTGAAGCACGGGTGCAGTGGGTGATGGACAATGAAGATTGGATTCTTCAATGTGTTGAGAAGCCCTTTGAGAATCGAAAGTGGTGTGATGCTGACAAGCCGCTACAGTTCATGGCTGCTGCTATGGAATGGAAAGGATTCCTTGAGCAAGGTGATGCATTCGTATCATCCATACCTATAGCCCTTGATGGCAGTGCTAGCGGACTCCAACATCTGAGCATGGCTACACTATGCACAAGCACAGCCCGTAACGTAAACATCCTACCTAACGAGAAGCCTATTGACCTCTATCAGATTGTCGCTGACAAGGTTGTGACTCAGCTACGTAAGGACTCTGAGAAACCACATGACCACTGGGGTCCAGACATCTTCAACAACATGGGAGTGAGGGTCCCAAATTACACTGAGCTTGCGCTTGAGTGGTTGAAGTATGGGTTCGGTAGGTCATGTGCCAAGCGTTCTGTTATGACCTATAGCTATGGCTCCAAACAATATGGTTTTAAGAATCAAATCCAAGAGGACATCATGCATCCACTGCTCCGTGAGTGTAACAAGACGGGTGCAGATTTCCCGTTCAGTTATGATAATGGTTATCGTGCAGCATCATACATTGCAAGGTTGCTTTGGGATGCTGTTGTAGATTCTGTTAAGAGGCCAGCGCAGCTAATGGATTGGCTCACTGATGCAGCCAGTAAGGTTGCCAAGGAGAAGTTTGAAATGCCAGACGGGACCATGCATGCAATGCCTGTCAGGTGGACCACACCTCTTGGATTTCCTGTCATGCAATCCTACTACGACACTAACCCAAGGCGTGTTAAGACCAGCATCAATGGCAGCTTAATCTACCTTACTTTAAAGGAGCAGACCGACCAGATATGCACTCGCAAATCTGCACAAGCTATGGCCCCTAACACAGTCCACAGTTGGGATGCCTCGCATCTTGTGCTATCGGTGTCCAGAGCAGCAGAGTCTGGTATCACAAGCTTCTCTCAAATCCATGACTCATTTGCAACAGTCGCTGGTGACACGGATGAGTATTGGCACATCATCAGGGAGAGTATGGTTGAGATGTATGAGGCTGGTGACATTGTCCACAACCTTTACTTGGAGCTACGCGCTCAGATGAAACCTGAGAACAGGGACGACATTCCACTGCCACCCAACAAGGGTACGCTGGACCTAGCCTTGACAGTAGAGTCTCGTTATTCTTTTGCATAATACTTTCAGTACGGAAGTAGTTGCAGATAGCAAAGGTTGCACTATCACGGAGAAGAATCCGTACCAAGCTAAATAGCTAACAGCCCCTCGTTAAACAGGGGCTTTTTTGTGGAGGTCACAAATGACTTACGAACAAATGAAAGCCGCCTTACTAATTATGAATGGTGAGCTTCTACCAGTAGACCTGACTGCTGCATTAGCAGGGCAGGGAATTTTAATAGACGAGTTCATAAAGAACTTTTCAAAATAACACTAGCTTTAATAAGCACCTGACAACTAGGAAATATTTATGTCACAAAAATTACCAACAATCGTCACACCTGAAGGCCGTACCGAATGGCTTAAGGCCTTTACCCCAGATTATAAGTTCAACGAATTGGGGGAATATGGTTGCACCTTAATCATTGAGAACTCAGCAGCACTTCCATTGATGGAAAAGCTTGATTGGTACATGCAGTCCTCCATTGAACATGCGATGGATGAGACAGGCAAGACGAAGGATAAGATTAAAACCAACCCACCCTACTCTATTGATGATGAGACAGGTGATGTGTCGTTCAAGTTCAAGCTTAAGGCAAAAGTGCAGGGTCGCAATGGTGACTTTGAGCAGAAGCCTTTGGTCATTGACGCACGTAAGGTCCCCGTTACTGATGAGGTTCCAACATGGAATGGCAGTCGGGTACGCATTGGGTTCCAGCCTGTAGTTTATTACACGGGTTTGGTTGGCGCAGGCGTGTCACTGCGTATGAAGATTGTCCAGTTGATTGAAGCACTGGATGGTGGCGGTGGTGCAGGAGCAGCGTCTGGGTTTGATGTCGAAGATGGCTTTGAGTTTGTATCTGCTGGAAGCCCTGCACCTTTAGTTCCACTAGCAGAGGCGAGTGAAGACTTTGACGACATCCCCTTCTAAAGACTATTTCGTAGGTCTTAAGTATGGGTTCCGTTCAGGACTTGAGAAGAGAGTTGCCGATGAGCTTAACAGCCAAGGCATCTCGTTCTCTTACGAGGAAATGAAAATCGAATACACACGACCAGCAAGGCAGTCTAAGTACACACCTGACTTTGTCTTAACCAATAGCGGAATCATTGTGGAAACAAAGGGCCGCTTCATGACCGATGATAGAGCCAAACATTTATTGTTGAAATCGGAGCATCCACATCTGGACATACGCTTTGTTTTCAGCAATCCAAAACAACGAATCAGTAAAGCTTCCAAGACTACATATGCTATGTGGTGTGAGAAGCACGGATTCAAATATGCCAAGGGGAGTATACCAATCGAATGGCTAAGAGAAACAAAACCGAATACCTAATCATTCACTGCACGGCAACCAAGCCTAGCATGGATATAGGTTTGACTGAGGTGGATGCATGGCATCGACACAGAGGATTTTTTGGGTGTGGTTATCAACTGATAATCAGGCGTGATGGCATCGTTGAGAATGGACGCAGCATTGGTGATGTTGGCGCACATGCAAAGGGCTACAACCACAACTCTATCGGCATCGCGATGGTTGGTGGAGTCACTGAAGATGACGTTTCTATTTCTGAAAATAATTTTACGGACATTCAGTTTGATGTTCTTTCAGATGTCATCACCACGCTTCAACTTTCATATGGAGACATTGAAATCCTAGGACACAGGGACCTCCCTGATGTGAAGAAAGACTGCCCTGCTTTTGATGTCAAGGAGTGGTTGAAATAGCAAAGGTTGCACCATCACAGTAATCAAACTGTATGCCCTTTTCGGAGGGCCATCATTCTTATGAACTCAACAACCGAGAGAAAAACTATGACCCAATCTAATCAAGTAATGACACACCTAGAAACTGGACGCTCGTTAACTTCCATCGAAGCCATTGGCCTTTATGGAATCACCCGACTAGCTGCTGTGGTCCACTCACTACACAAGCAAGGCCGAACCATCAACGTGAACATGAAGACTGGTGTTCGTGGTAAAGCCTACGCTAGCTACTCACTGTAATGAGCAAGCGCGACCAAGATGATAGCCCAATGGTTGGACGCGAGAGTTGCCCTAGCTGTAACTCACGCGACAACCTAGCACGTTACGCCTCTGGTAGAGCTTACTGCTTCTCCCTTAACTGTGACCACATGGAGTGGCCTGATGAGGGTGGAGACACCACAACTTTTAGGAGTAGCAAACGCATGGCAAGTTCATTGATAGATGGTGAAGTCCGTTCACTGAGACAACGTGGAATCACTGAAGAGACAGCCCGTCACTTTGGTTACAAGGTTGGTAGTCACAACGGACAACCAGTTCACATCTGTCCTCTTCACAATGTTGAAGGCAAGCTGGTCGCACAACAACTACGCACTGCAGATAAGAGCTTCCCCATCTTGGGTGACTTCAGTCAGATGCCTATGTTTGGCACTAACTTATTTGAGTCAGGCAAGAAGCTTGTAATCTGCGAAGGCTCCATAGACGCCATGTCTATTTCACAGGTCCAAGACAACAAGTGGCCTGTTATATCTGTGCCAAATGGTGCAGCAGGTGCAGCTAAATCTGTTGCTGCGAACATGGGTTACTTTAATAAGTTCTCAGAAATTATCCTACTGATGGATGGAGATGCAGCAGGTGAGGCAGCAGCCAAATCTATTGCACCATTGTTCCCTGCAGGTAAATGTAAGATAGGAACTATCAATGGTTTCAAGGATGCCAACGAAGCGTTGATGGCAGGTAAGCATCGTTTAATTATGGATGCTATATGGAATGCAAAGACGTTCAGGCCTGATGGTATCGTGAGTCTTAAAGACATACGAGCAGAACTTGATAAGCCTGTGGAATGGGGCCTGCCTTGGTTCCTTAAGACGCTCAATGATAAGACCTATGGACGGAGGTATGGTGAGGTTTATTGTTTGGGTGCAGGAACTGGTGTAGGCAAGACTGACTTCTTAACACAGCAAATCATCTACGATATGCAAGAGTTAAAAGAGAGAGTCGGTGTGTTCTTCTTAGAGCAGATGCCCACTGAGACTGCCATTCGTTTAGCTGGTAAACATGCTGGTAAATTGTTCCACATACCTGATGGTGATTGGACCAATGAACAACGCAGTCAAGCCATTGATGCACTCGAAGAGTCTGACATGATTCGCCTCTATGATTCCTTTGGAGTCTGCGAGTGGGATGTTGTTAAGTCTAACATTGAGTACATGCATCACTCCGAAGGTATCTGTGTGTTCTACGTTGACCATCTCACAGCACTAGCCACAGGGCAGGGTACTGATGAGCGTGTTGAGTTGGAGCGCATCACTTCTGACATAGCCAAACTAGCAAAGAGGCTAGGCATTATTATTATGATGGTGTCTCACTTAGCTACGCCTGATGGTAAGCCCCATGAAGAAGGTGGTCGTGTAAGCATCCGCCACTTCAAAGGCTCCCGTGCTATCGGCTTCTGGTGTCACTACATGTTCGGCATGGAGCGTGACCAACAAGCTGAGAACATTAAGGACAGGCAGACTACTATCTTCCGTGTTCTTAAGGACCGCTACACAGGTCAGTCTACTGGCATGACCATACCACTTAACTACAACCAAGCAACTGGACATCTCTACGAGCAGACTGTGTTTGACATAGTCCCTGTTGATGATGTGATGGCTGTGTTCTAAGGAAACATTATGAAACTCATTGTTGATATTGAAACAAACGGACTGCTAGATGAGCTAACAACCATCCACTGTATCGTGGCTAAAGATGTTAACTCAGGTGAGGTTCATTCCTTTAGACCTAACGAGATAGACAAGGGCATCAAGCTGCTTGAATCTGCTGATGAGTTAATAGCTCACAACGGAATCAAGTTTGATGTGCCTGCTATCAAAAAGCTATACCCATCATTCAAATCACCATCAATGGTGGACACTCTTGTATGTGTCAGGTTGATTTGGTCCAGCATTAAAGAGGACGATGCTGTCCGCTTAGAAATAGAGCCAGGATTTCCTAGAAAGATGTTTGGGTCCCACTCTTTAAAGGCTTGGGGTTACAGGTTAGGTAACCATAAAGGTGACTACGCACAGCAAGAAGCAGCATGGGATGTGTACTCTGAAGAGATGCTCACCTACTGCCAGCAAGATGTTGAGGTAACTGCTGACTTGTATGCTGAGATAATCAAACAGGACTACAGCCCTCAGTCATTAGAGCTTGAGCATCAGGTTGCTTGGGTCATGGCTAAACAAGAGCGCAATGGTTTTGTGTTTGATGAGAAGAAAGCTGCGCTACTTTATCGTGAACTATCTTCCAAGAGGACAGACATCAGGGCAAAGCTAGATGGTTTGTTTAAGCCTTGGATTATTGCAGGTCCTCTCAAGACACCTGCCCGAACAGTCAACTATAAAGATGTAACTCGCGCATCAATGGTTGCTGATTGTTCATTCACGCCTATCAAAATCGTGGAGTTCAATCCATCATCGCGTGCTCACATAGCAGACCGCTTAATGAAAGTGCGTGGATGGAAACCTAAAGAGTTCACCAAGAGTGGTCAGGCCAAGGTTGATGAGACTACGCTTACGGGAATCCCGTACCCCGAAGCTAAAGTCATGGCTGAATACTTCATGCTACAGAAGCGCATAGCTCAGTTGTCTGACGGAGCGCAAGGCTGGTTGAAGGTTGTGAAGTCTGGAAAGATTCATGGCTCAATCAATCCCAATGGTGCTGTCACAGGCCGAGCAACACACGCATACCCTAACATTGCACAAGTGCCCTCACTCTCTGCACCCTATGGTCAGGAGTGTCGTGAGCTATTCACTGTCCCCCAAGGATGGAAGCTCATGGGTGCAGATGCTTCTGGCCTAGAGTTAAGATGCCTCGCACATTACATGGCTGCTTATGATAGAGGTGAGTACGTGAAGGTTGTTCTTGATGGTGACATCCACACAACCAACCAACTAGCAGCAGGCTTACCTGACAGGCCAAGCGCAAAACGATTCATCTATGCTTTTAATTATGGCGGAGGTGACCAGTTAATCGGTGAGTTAGTAGGCGGTGGTCGTAAGCAAGGCAAAGCTATCAAGGAGAGATTCTTAAAGAAGACTCCAGCATTAGCCAAGCTACGTGACCAAGTAATGGTAAGCAGTGAGCGTGGGTTTATCTATGGCTTGGACCGCAGGCGTGTGCATATCAGAAGCCCACACTCAGCATTGAATGCGTTGCTTCAAAGTGCAGGCGGCATTATCTGTAAGCAGTGGTTGGTCCAGTTTGTTAAGGCTATGAAAGCTGCTGGATTTAAACATGGATGGGATGGTGACTTTGCAATGTGTGCATGGGTCCACGATGAAATCCAAGTTGCTTGCAAGGCTGAGATTGCAGAACAGGTAGGGGATATTGCCGTAGCTTCTATCAAAGAAGTCACCAGCATCTTCAACTTTCAATGTCCACTAGATGGAGAATTCAATGTCGGAGACAACTGGGCAGCTACTCACTAAGGTATTAATCCATGCCTATCAATACCCCTTCACAACACGCAGTGACTTTGCAAGAAACAATGCTGAGTTGGTGGCTGTGTGTGCGTGCGAGGGATTCATATCAACAAAAACTGTAGGCACAAACCAATTCGGTAGGCGGTGGCATATCACTGTCATGGGTCTGATGCACTTACGAGAATCAGGTGAGCAACAATGACTGAAAAATTTAAAGACAAAGTTAAATTGGGTATGAGTCCCAGTGCAGATGTGAGTTGGTGGGACTGCCGTAATGGACAGGTTCAGTACATCGACCACATGGGTAATGATGCCAGTGTAGTCAGAGCAGCGCGTGTCTCATTTGCTGCTGACGATACAGAGTTTGATGCGGTAAAAGATGCAGGCTTGATTAACTATCTAGCCAAGCATAAGCACTGGACTCCATTCTCTCACACATCAATCACCCTGCGTATGACTGCGCCTGTTCCTATCCGCACTCAGTGTTTCAAACACAAGGTTGGTTTCACTGAGAACGAAGAGAGCAGGCGTTACATTAGCAGCAGCCCTAAGTTCTTTATCCCTCGTAAGTTTAGGAAGCACCCTGAAGGTTCTATCAAGCAAGGGTCTGGTGAGGACATGCATCCAACAGGCGATAAGTATTGGCGCAGGCATTTCCAAACTGTAAACACCATGTGCTTGGACTCTTATCAAATGGCTATTGATGGTGGCATGTGTCCTGAACAAGCAAGGCTCCTGCTTCCCCAAGGGATGGAGGTCAGTTGGTATTGGACAGGCTCACTGTCTGCCTACGCTAGGTTCTGCAAGCAACGCATGGACCCTCATGCTCAACAGGAAATACAAGTTCTGGCAGGTTCAGTCTCAAAAATACTAAGCGAACTTTATCCCCAAAGCTGGGAGGCTTTAACCAATGATTGAAACATTAATGATGGTCGCTGTTTGTCTTAGCTTTTCTGTTGTGTCTGTAGCACTGGCGTTTAGCTTTGCAATGAATGCGTATCTAGATTGGCAGGAACAAGCTGTCGCAATCAAGTACGGCATCCGTGTCATAACAGACCGCAACTCTAAAGGAGAAGAAGATGAAGACCCTACTGATTGATGGTGACATCCTAGCATTCCAAGCTGCTGCTGCAACTGAGGTTGCCACCAAGTGGGATGATGATGTGTGGACCCTGCATGCATCTGAAGATGATGGTATTCGTCACATTGAAGATGCGTTAACAAGCATTAAGAAGGCGACAGACTGCAGAGTTATGCGTGTGTTTCTTACAGGTAAAAAGAACTACCGCACTGACATCTTAGAATCTTACAAGGCTAATCGTAAAGATACTCGTAAGCCTATGACTTTAGGTGCGCTTAAGAACTGGTTGGTTAATGCCTACGATGCTGAACTCAATGAGCCTTATGAAGCTGATGACTTGATTGGTATTGCAGCCACTGATGACCCAGAAACAATCATTGTATCTGAAGACAAGGACTTCTTATGTGTGCCATGTCAACTGTACAACCCACGCCATTCAGACAGGGGTGTGGTTACTGTTACTACAGAGATGGCAGACCGCTATTTCTATTCCCAAGTTCTAACAGGTGACACTGCTGATAACTATAAGGGATGTCCCCAAGTTGGACCTGTTAAAGCTGACAAGATTCTTGATGCTGCTGAGGCTGACTACTGGCCTGCTGTTGTTACTGCCTTTGAGAAGGCTGGCCTGACTGTTGATGATGCTTTAGTTCAAGCACGTTGCGCTCGTATCCTACGAGTTGGCGACCTAATCCCTGACCAAGAGGAACCACCATTATGGACCCCACCATAAACTTAGCGTCTGACTTCCAAGAAGGGGGTGACCATTACAAGCACCCCATCCAGCCTATCGAATACATCATGAAGAACGAACTAGATTTCTGTGCTGCCAACATCGTGAAGTATGCGACACGCGCACCGCACAAAGGTCAGTTTGAATCTGATGTTAAAAAGATTATCCACTACGCACAGCTATGGCTAGAACTCCAGCATCTTAAGTATGACTAAATACTTTCAGTTCTGAAGTAAGTACAACATGGAATAAAAACCCTATGATAAATAATCAATCCCGTGTAATCAGTTGGTTTAGCTGCGGTGCTGCCAGTGCCTATGCAACTTACCTAGCATATGAAAAATATGGAGACAGGATGGAGGCTGTTTATTGCAGAGTTAAAGAAGAGTCTAAAGATAACCTGCGTTTTCTAAATGAGTTTGTAGAAAAGACAGGCATACCTGTAAAGATAATAGGTGATGAGTCAATGGACTACTCTATCTTCAAAGTGTTTCACAAGCGTAAGTTTATTAAAGGGCCAACAGGTGCGCCATGCACAATGATTCTTAAAAAGAATGTACGTAAAGATTACCAAAGGCATGGCGATGTACAAATCTTTGGATACACCATTGATGAGATGAGCAGAGTTGATAGGTTTATTGATTCCAATAATGAAGTCGATACTGATTTCATACTGGTGGATAAGTCTATTACAAAGCCAGACTGCATGAGGTGGTTTAGTCGCATGGGGTTTACGTTGCCTGAAATGTACAGGCTAGGGTACGCCAACAACAATTGTATCGGATGTGTAAAGGGAGGAATGGGGTATTTTAATGCAATCCGTGTTGACTTCCCTGAAGCCTTTAACAAGCTAGCCAAGCTTGAGAGAGACATAGGCCATGCAATAAATAAAGACAAAGATGGGCCTGTGTATCTAGATGAATTACATCCAGACCGAGGCAACTTTAAACGTGACCAACCACTTGACTGTGGATTCTCATGTGAGTGGGAGCAAGGAAAACTAATATGATTATAAAATTTTATACTGAAGGGTGTCAGCCTTGTAAAGCAGTCAGCACTGTCCTCAACCATGAAGAGGTTGACTATGATGAAATCGACATAGGCAAGGACATTGACGCAGCAATACATTACAAAGTTCGTAGTGTACCAACAGTAATCAACACAGAAACTGGAGCCACACTAATTGGGTTCAAAGGAATCAGAGAAACAACGGAGTGGATACATGAGCATTGTAGTTGATTACAGCCGTAACAAATTACTGTCCGACCAAGCATCAACACTTCTTAGTGACTACTACTGTCGTGAAGGTGAGGACCCACAAGATGCATATGCTAGAGCAGCTATGGCTTATTGTCGTGGTGGACGCGGTAAACACGACCACTCTTTAGCTCAGAGAATCTATGACTACGCCAGCAAAGGTTGGTTCATGTTCTCATCCCCACTATTATCAAATGCCCCAGCGCAAGGAGAGAAGGTTCGTGGACTTCCTATTAGTTGTTTCCTTAGTTATGTTCCTGACAGCCTCGGTGGTCTTATCGACCATACGTCAGAACTACGATGGTTATCCGTTAAAGGTGGCGGAGTGGGGGGCCATTGGAGCGACATCCGTTCTGTTAGTGACGTTGCTCCTTCACCAATTCCTTTCCTAAAGACTGTCGATAGTGACATGACTGCGTACAGGCAGGGCAAGACTCGCAAGGGTTCTTATGCTGCATACATGGATGTCAGTCACCCAGACATAGTTGAGTTCATTAACATCCGTGTACCCACAGGTGGTGACCCGAATCGCAAAGCGTTTAATATACACAACGCTGTGAACATCCCTGATTCATTTATGGATGCGGTTATGGCTGATGGTCAGTGGGACTTAATTGACCCTTCTGATAAAACTGTCCGTGAAACTGTGCAAGCCCGTGGGCTTTGGGAGCGTCTGATTGATACTCGCTTCCGCACTGGTGAGCCATACCTCAACTTCATTGATGAAGCCAACAGGCATCTACCACCAGCCATGAAAGAGCAGGGTCTAAAGATACACGGGTCTAACCTTTGCAATGAGATTCACTTGCCTACATCTGAGGAACGAACAGCAGTGTGTTGTTTATCTAGTGTGAACCTAGAACATTACGAGCATTGGAAAGATACCAGTATGGTAGCTGACCTGATTGAAATGCTGGATAACGTGATTTCATTCTTCTGTTTTAATGCTCCTAAAGAATTGTTTAAGGCTATCTACAGTGCGACACAAGAGAGAAGTTTAGGACTAGGGGCAATGGGGTTCCATAGTGCTTTGCAACGCGCACGTATCCCTTGGGAATCTCCAATGGCTACGTCCTACAACACTGATATGTTTA